CTACTTCGTTTCATCTCTGGTCTGTTGATCAACGTCTTTACCATCTGACTGTACAAAAGCTTCTTTGGAATCAGGAGTATAGTTACGGGGGAGTTCCCCGGTTCCTCCCTTGCCCTTGAGCACTTCAATAGCCTGCCGGATCACAGGCGGGATCGGTGCGCCCAACCTGCCCCCGTTTTCAATAATGGACAACAACTCATTTGCGATATAAAAAAAGGCGACCGCATCCCTGAACAAATGTCCGTCTCCCAGAACACCGTCCACCAGATGAGCCACCGATACCATTGCAAATATAAATACTTTTCTGGCGATGCCGAACATACCGACATTGCTCTCAAGCTTACCAGTCATACCCGCCGCCGCGATGCCCGTTAGGTAATCAAGGATGACGAACACGAGCAGTACGCCGAGCACGCCCGACCAGCCTCCGAAGAAGTAGGTTACTGAGCTGGTTAATAGAGCAAGGAGCCATTTCCATAGGGTGTCCTGTTGCATGGTTTCACCTCCTTTGATTTGAAGTATTATTTTAAACAGTAGTTTATCGCACTAAATATTGAAAAATATAATCATTACCTCCATAAGACGTAAACTTTATTCAAACATACGGTGGCTGATTTTTTCGCTATCCTTCGTTTGGAAGTACCCTCAATTTCATTTAAACTTGAAAAGCCTCCCAAATAAAATTTTTACCTCCCTCATGAACAGGTAATAAAAATGAAGTGTTATTAACATAGGCATATTGACCTTTGGAATCAATATATTCATATACGTAAGCGGTATAGCAAGGTGTACCTTGAGAATAAGTGTAGTAATTATACAAAGTTCCTTGCAAAGTTGGCTGTTGAGAACGGGTGTAAAAGTCATATACAAACAATTCTTTTGAAGTTACTGCTTTAATGATAATTTTGTTAGGTCTGAATTTCAAACCGGAAACTGTAATATAAGATCCGGTCGATATACCGCTATATGTCATAAAATTAGAAGAGGTCGACGAAGATACTACTGTACCTGTTGCATATTTGGGACTAACTAAAATTTGTCCTGCCTTTGTCGCCAACTGCGCAAATGTATCGCTGCCTGATGCTGCTACTCCTTTGCCAGTAATCGCGGCAGCGATAGCCGATTTCCCATCACTGACAGAGGACTTTAAACTCTCAAATTCCTCTCTGGACGGAATCTGGACCCAAACTCCCCAAGTATCATAAAAATTTCGCTGCCATGTCGTAAACCCTATTGGAGGATATGTTATTAAAGTTTGTGTCACTCCTGGGATGGACTCTTTGTTTTGCGTTCCATTTTTACTCACCTTAAGACTGAAAGCTACTCCAACAGGACAATTTTTTAGAGTTTCCGCTGTCGTATTAAGTTGGCAATAATATTCTCCTTCAGCTACAAAGCCATTCAAGTCTTGATTTTCACTAATACCTGATGATTTTTTGAGATATTTTTTATCAGCATATTGCTGTAATTCCATTTTGTTATTTTTACTTTCCATTACGGATAACTGCCTCGAAATATTGGAAGAATCATTTATAAATTGATCTATAATAGATTTCTCATTTACTCCTATCGTTCCGTTTATTGATATTGGTGAAAATTGTTCCTGAACCTGATATGTTACAGTGTAATAAGCCGATGTATCATATTGAGAGGCTGGTAAGGAAGCTAACTCTAACCCATAAACTTCTGACTCCGGATTAAATTGTAGGATATCCCAGTAATCTCTGACATCATTTTTATAAACGGACAGTATTTTTTTAACCTTACTATTTAATTTGGCTGACAAATTATAGTTATTAATGTTATATGATTTATGCACATCTGAAGTATATACTGGTTTAACATTCTCTCTAATTATCATTCCCGTACCTACTTCTACCAGATTATCTCCCTCAATAAACGTCAATTGGCCCTCTGACGTGATTGATTCAATAATTGGTGTTTCAAGCTGATATATGAGTTGATATGATGCATACACATTGCCCAGTGAGTCTACCCCAGCTAAAGTATTTGGAAGTATTGTAGTGTAATCTACTAATCCTGTTAGTGATATAGAATCGGACATACGGGTTATACGAATCCAAACTTTCGTACCTGTACCGTTGTACACCGTAGACCTTGGCTCAGCTAAAACACTCATCTTCCAGCCCATAAAATATGCCTTAATCTCATCTGCTGTGGGCGTGTATGAATCTCCCCATCCACTATCTGCATTAGCAATAGATACATTGAAGTCTGATAAATCTGCAATTCTGAAGTAGGCGTTATCAGATTCAGACATATTTCCGTTTTTAGTAAGCACATTACCATTGTACTTCGTAACAACCAAGCTGTTAAAAGCTGCTACTGGTTCGGATAGAGTACAACCAACTATCTTGTAACCAGACGATGATGCTATCGATCGGTAAGGAAGACTTTCATCCAAAATTATCTTGCGCCACTTGGTCAGCTTGTAATATTGGCCATTCTTTTCAAACACTTCGTCAGCATTCAAACCTGTCACCGGGTCTGAGTATAAATCCGTTTGAAGTGCGAGCATACAATCTTCACGTGTTTTTAACGGTTTCACTACCTTACCAAGAGTCATGATTGGATATGCAAAACTCGCTTTATTCCCCGTAGTCCATGTCCATTTACTCACATCAAACTCTTCTGTATAATGCGTAACACCGCTAAGATTTACACCCATTCTTACAGCCCTTGAGACAGTTTTAATGGTTTTAGTCTCACCTGGATTAATGAACATACCTTGTAGTCTTGTATATGAATCATATACACTTACTCGAATTTTGCCTGTACTTGCTGCCGGGTTACTAATCGTGTAATCTTGATTTGCTAATACACTTAAGTAAGTCACGGCATATGCATCAGTTCCAATAGAACCAGATACTAACTCACCAGTAGCCGTAGTTGTAGACGTTTCTAGAAAATTGTGTCCTGTGTGCTCCCATTCGTAGAATGGCGGCAATAAATTCTCTCCGTAGCGAATTACATACGGATTTCGAACAGGCTGAATGCTATCGACATATGGATATTTAGCTCCTACTTGTTCCGGTGTCATACTGGCAAGCGCAGCGTAATCGGTAGTGCTGACTTCATAAAGACGTACAGCATCTGCGTAACCGTACTGACCTACGGCTGTACCTGAAACACCCACGTCAATATTTAGCTTTATATCCGTTGGTGCCGTATAACGGGTCCAGGTTACGTTAAATTTAGAGTTATCCTTTACTGGATTCCCCACTGCCCCAACTCCGGGGAGATTAATAAACATACTTGTCCCATCGAAATTTTTGACTTCAGCGATTGCTACATACGATTTCCCTGCCTTAAGCGATACAGTAAAGAAGCCAATACCTGATGTACCTGTATTAATCGCTATTTTCAAACCGTTTGATCCCTGCAGTTTGTTCGCACTGTCTAAAGTTAATGTAGATTGATGTACACCAATCTTGGATAAGTCTTCACACCCGCCATCACGCCCCAACAAATTCACCAGCGTTCGGCCCTTCAATCCATCCAACTTAAATGCCGAGGCACGTTCCGCATTAATAATCTGCAATCCCGGTTCCAACGTCACCGATCTTCGCTTCTCCGTATCCAACCGCTCCTGTAAACCGCTGACCTGAGCAGCTGTTTCCCCAGCCTTTTCTTGCACCTGCTCCGCAAAATCATCAATCTTCTCCCAGTTCTGATCCAGATACTTATCCAGATCAAAATAGGTCGTCGATGGTGAGGAACGTTCAATCTTATTCAACCCCAAATTCGGTGTTTTAGGTTCATTCATTCTAAGCTCCACCTCCTGCAAATTTATCCTGCCGGGTCTGTTCAATCTCAACCAGCGTCATGCTTTCAACTTCCGCAATCGTCAAATAGCGCAGACGGTAATCCACGGTCATATGTGCCGGTTTGATATCCTCAATCGCTGCCTTCAGATCGTCCAGATTGGGCGGTAAGCCCCATGTGTCGATGAAGCGGATTCGGATCAAGTATTCCTCAGGTGACACGGATACATCAATCCCGCCGCTTTCGTAGGCCTGCGCCACGTTCTTGAGCATGGAGCCAGAGACTTTGCCGCTGCCGCGCATTTTGGAGATAATCACGGATCTTCGCTGATCATCCGGCTTGGCTTGATTCGTCTGAATCTGCAAATCCCGCTCATAACGCTCCAATGCCCAGGTCGCAGACTCCGGGTAGAATTGATCCAGCACACTTTCCAAACCAACGGTAAGCTTGTCTAACTCAACCCCTTCGGTCTCGGTAAGAAGCTGCATCTCCAGCACATTTTCATACAATGGGGGCAAAAGAGTCATTAATACCTCTGCTTTACTCATGTCACCTTCACCGTCCCAAGAACGGCTACTGCACCGGGGAATATCTCCAGATTGGACATCCCACCATTCACCACCAGATCGCTATAATCGATCACAGGCGGGATATCCAGAATGACATTCGCAATCCGTGTCCAACGAACCAACGGATCGGCAAAAGCCAGTTCTTTCAGATACGCTGTAACCCCCATTTCAATCAGTGTCTTCACGCCCTCGTACGTTGAACCAGAAGCAAGCGTGACCTGTACCTCCACATCAATAGGAACCTCTTTCGCTCCCACTACTGTGACCACGGGACCAATTGGAGCAGCGCCTTCGCCCATCCCATCCTGCGTGGGATCGATATATTTCTGCACTGCCTCAATCACCGCCTCAGCGGGTGCGTGCATTTCGTTGTTCAGCAGTGCCACTTTTACCGTCCCCGGACCATCCCACAGTGGAAAAGCCTTCGCTTTCCCAACCCCGGAGTTTTCCCGTGCCCATAGCTCATACTGATATTTGTTGGCACTCGTGACCGGACGGGAAACTTTGTCCTGATAACGATCATACAAGGCCTGATCCGTTTCCTCGTCTTCGCCAGGAACCAACAATTGTGTCAATTCGGCTGTGGTAAGACCAGCAATATAATCGATGGGCAGCAGCGCCCCCGTATATTCATTACCTTCCGCTCCCGCGACTTCACATTCCAACACATATCGTCCTGCCGCGACGCGCTCCACAACAACATACACCCGATCCCCCGTGGAAAAACGACTATCCAAAGGAACCTCAACAGGCTTACCTTCGTTCCCCCGAAAACTTCCAACCCAACGTGCCTTCGTGGCCGCTTTTCGACTAATGCCAGACCAAGCCACCGCGCGATCCAGGTACTCTCCAGATGCTGTATCCGCAAACTTCAGATTGGCGTTCACATCTAGCTCGATATACATCTGAGCCATTTCCACTGCCGCTGGCGCAAGCGCATCATAGATAATACTGCCTTCACGTTTATCCACACCATCCGGTACCCTGTCCAGCATTCGGTTTAAAATAACTTCAAACGTCTGCTCTTCATACATCCATGTTCACCTCCGTCTCTTCCCTGAAGCTGCCAAAATCCGTTTCCACGGTAAAAGAAACCCTTACCCCATCGGCCTCGTGGACAAAATCGAACTCCGTTACATCCGATATACGATCATCCGGAAGCAATGCTTCGCGAATCCAGCGTTCCAGTTCCGATTCAACCATGGATCTCCCTGCCATTCCTTCCCAGGACCATTCCATGCCGTAATCCGAGGAATAGATTAGATGCTCGTAGCGGCGTGTAGACAACGCTTTATACACCGCCTGTTTTACCGCATCTTTTCCATCCAGTTGCAGCCTTCCAATTCGTTGTCCCGAAGCTTGAAATACATACGTCAGACTTGGAAGCACAGCAGCTTCTTCCTGATCTTCTGCACTAATCTGCGCACCCTGTGGAATCATGGATTCACCAGCCGATCCAGCACGACAAAGCTGTCTCCACCTTGAACACGTAACAACAAGACATGGTCACCCACGGTCCAAGCTTTGTTCACTACGGATTCCGGCAGTACCAGAAAAGGTTCAGCCAATGCCAGCCGTTGTTGAACAGTGATCTCCAGAGGTTGTGTGTTTGTCACGCTTCCGTACATTACCTGAACGGGAGACTTAGCATCTACAGCGGCCACCGCCGCTTTTTTAATCACGTCCAGCATCATTTATCGTTACACCACCTTCAAATCCAGTGACATCGTATGCACGCCCCCCTGTACCTTATGCGTACATTCGTCTACCAGAAAATATTGATTGATCTTCAGTTCGTTGATCTGAATATTGACAAAACTGCCTGCCCTTACCTTGAAATCGCCAAGCGCATCCACTTTTAATGTCTGTGTCTCGCGGTTACGAAGCGTCATCAGGGTCTTCAGCATGGCATCAATCTGACCTTCATTCAGGCCATCATCCGCTTTTTGGTACAAAAAAAGCAGCCCCCATTGACGGATGCTGCCTGAATCCTGATGAACGAACGTTTCTCTTTTTCCCGTATCCTTGTTATCCCGGTACAGCTTGATCTTGTTATACGTCTGGTCGTCAATCGACCTCGTATAGCTGTAATCCGTGAGCAGACTGTTATCCCCAATGACAAATCCGTATGGCATCTCTTCCACATCCCGAAGCACAAGCTTGCCGAAATCATCGTAGAAAATGTAGTTTTTGCCACCATAGATCAGTGTTCTGTCCAAAGCCTCACAGATCATGTCGATCAGCTTTTTGTTATCAAATAACATGCGTGGAATAACATATTTCGGCTGGATCAGCTCGCCCACCTTCAACTGGAAGTCGGTAGCAATTCGTTTGATCACATCCGTAGCGGTTGCGTTAACGAACTTGTACGTCTGATTTGCGGTTAGATAACGAGTCTGGTCGTAGGCTTTGATTTTGACACTTTCGTCCTTGCCGCTATCCACCGAGAAGATATATCCGTAAAATATGCCTACCTCGTTGCTGATATATTTCACAACATATCCATTCTCATAGGTGAATTTCTTATTCTGGTACAGACTGCCCTTGATCAACGTGAATTCCAGAGAGGAAGGCTTGCCGATGCGGGAGGTTTTGTACGTAATGTCGCCAGCAATTTCGCTAATGTCCCAGATGTTGCCCTGCTTGTCATCCAGCAATAACCGTTCCTTCATGTTTGCCAGCTTATCATCCAGCCTGATCTGCTCTTGCATATTGCCTCTCCTTTCACGGAAGCTTGATCACAAGTCCAATCGGCAGCTTCTTCAGTTGTGCATCTTTGATACCATTTAACTTCTGCAGCTCTTTCCAGCGAGATCCATCCCCCAGATGGGCTTTGGCTACAGACCACAAGGAGTCTCCGGCTTTGAGTGTGACGGTCTTGGGCTGGATTTTTTCATTGGGCCGGGAGGCCTTAGTTTTTGTTTTCGAAGCAGCATTATCCTTGCTGTCCTTGAGTGGTACTACTTTTTTGGCGGCATAGAAAATGAACTGCTTCAGCTTGATATCATACTGGATATCCCCCACTGTACCCGCTGTCTCCTTCCAGTCGAAGCTCTCGATGGAAACCGCCATATTAATGGTATACCTCGCACTGGAAAAGAACAGCCTGACGGGTCTGCCCGTTTGCATCCAACGGATAATCTTTTTCACATATTCATACGGATCACGGTAAAATTGCTTCTGTACTGCCGGATGACTTGCATCAAAATTCAGATGATACGGACTGTAGTCTGCTGGAAAAATCCCGCTGAAACTGACTTCACGCAGCTTCGGCGACTTAATCACGTTAATCTCACCCAAAGCGGTCACGTTAAACGTACTGCCGTCCCCTGCATCCGAAAACTCAATGCTCTCTGGTGTCACCGGGAAAAACATGTATTCAGAGCGGTTATTGAAACTCAGTTGAATATAATATTCCACTTATCCATACACCCCCTGGGCACTGGAGACGATCTGACTGTTCAGTCCATCGGTGATTTTGCTGATAATGCTGTCCACATCATGTCCGCTGTTAATATCCCCTGTGGTGACCTGAACAGTTGGCGTCAGACTGACAAATCGCTGAATCGCCTGCATTTCTGCAAGCTCTCGCATCAGTTTCAGATCCTCGCTCGTTACATCCACTGTGCCATCCACGTCACCGATCTTGTCCACCTGCCCAATATTGTTAATTTTGTTGATGTTACTCATATTGTTGTTGGGAACAACAGTGGGAGCAGGTGCAGTTGGTATGGAAGGCATAGGAGGTGTTTGGGGAGTTGAACCGCCGCCGAAATTCCCGGGTAAACCTGTTTCTTTGGAATTTGGATCAGGCAGGGACGGTATTTTTGATAATAGTTTTTTTGCTACATCTTGTCCCTTGTCAGAAACCGTTGGATCGAATTCTCCGTCCATCCGATTCATGTGGAATACATCTTTGTCACTCTTTGGCTCAAATGATTTCAATGTATCCATCCAACCCTTGACGTTTTTACTAGCAATGTTGATATCAGCTTCGGTCATGACAGCCAAATTTGTACCAAAGGTATCATTAATAAAGGAAGCTACCTTCCCAATTGCCCCCATGGCTTTGCCCAGAAAGTCCTCAATTCCTACAATAATATTGTAAAACATCTGCATCGCGAACATTCCCAAATCATAAAGCAATTTTTTACCTGCATAGATTGGATCTATAAACAGGTTAGCTATGAACTCTGCGAATATAGCAAATCGATTCCACATCGTGGCAATCACAACCCTTACCATCTCTCCAAGCAGCATAAATGTACCGATAATTGCTCCCAAAATCTCAGTTCCCGATATTCCCATCATGCTTAAAATACCGATAACAGCTGCGATGGCAGCAATGACGAGTAGAATAGGCCAATTCAGTAATAACCAGGCTGCAACCAGACTGTAAACTTGGATAATGACCAAAGCCAGAGCCACAAGCGCAAGCGCCATAAGGATCGGCTGAATAATATCCCAGTTTTGTTGGATCACACTTGCTATATACAGAATGCCATTTACCAGCATCGTCAGCGCGTTTGCCGCAACCGTAAATGCATTGCTAAGCCATTCAATAATGCCAGTGAATTCACCATTGGCAAAAGCCTCATTTAATCGATCTAGTAAAGGCGTCAGGGCAACCAGAGCTGCCTGTCCAATCTGGCCGAGAACCCCATTAAACTGATTCACCAGTGCATTCCACTTCTGTAGTGGTGAGTCAAGCATGGTGTCAAAAGCTTGTTGGGTATAGCCTTGTTTTTGTAAAATGACATCAAGCTTTTGCATAAAATCATCCAGATTGGATGAATCAATACTTTGTTGCAGACCTGCTCCATTCAAAATCTCTTCTGGAATATTAAAAGAGCTTGCCAGTTCACCGTTATCACCATTCATTGCGGCCACCAAAGCCCCTGATGCATCCGAGATACTTTTACCGTCTGGAGAAAGCATGCTTAACCGTTTAGTCATGTCTCTCAGCTGATCAACCTGATCCGTATTCTGCGCATACGGGATGAGAGATAATGCACCTTGCAAAGCATCCGTAACATTCTGTCCGCTCTTAAAAGCTTCCGCACGGTAGCGATTAAAGATCGTCTCCCCCTGAGCATCGTCACCCGTAGCAGCCTTATAGCGATGCTTCAGATCCTCTTCCTGCGCCGCTGGTACAAGAACCGCTTGTCCTGCTGATTTCATTATGCTGATCCAGGATCGCACGCGCTGGGCTCCTTCTGCAAAAGCTGCGTTTACTTTGGCTTGTTCCTCGGATACCCCTTGTAACAGTTTGGATGCCATTGCGATACTATTTAACCGAGCAGAATTAAACATGGCACTTATAGCAGCAGGTAATTGTTGAAATTGCGTTACTATACGTGTTGAAGTAAGGTATAGTCTTGCAAACATGGCATACATTCATTTCTCCCTCCTTTCCTTTTTATTTCTTCCGGGCGCGGCTCTTGGACCGTTCTTTCTTCTCTTCCTCAACCCGTATGGAGATCATCGCATAGATAGCGGCTCGCTCTCGCATGGAGAAGGCCATTAGCTCATGCGGCAAAATGTTTAATTCGTGGAGAGCGTAATAAGCCAGATTGGCTTCGGAATCGCCCTCTTTAATTAGTTTTTTACGTCATCCACCAGTTCGTTCATATCCTGATTGAAGCCGTTCAGCTTCTGAACCTGTTCACCGAGCGAAGCAAATTCCCCAGGCAACAGCATTTTCCGCAAAAGCGATTCCGCGCCCATCACGCCATATGAACGCTGGAGTTCTGCATTTTTCAGATCGGGAAATACTACACTTGCGCTCATCAGGCGGGCCATGTAATCATTCGCATCGATGTCGGGTGTATAGACACCGTTCTTGCCCTTAATTTTGCGGGTAGCCGCTTTGCGGCATTCCTGGTTTTCGTCCTCAGTCATGCTGCGCAGTTTCCAGGCAACCGGCTCGCCTTTCTCATCTTTGAATCGGGGGGATACGATAAACTCCTCCGTTGTATCTGTTGCTGCATTTTGGGCAAAAAACATACTCAATCCACTCATGTATTGTTCCTCCTCTAAAGTTAGGCTCCCCGCCGCAAGAAGCGGCGAAGAGCAGAATTTTGACACGCCAAATAGCCCGTAACACAGGCAAGTTGAACAGGTTTCTTTTACAAACTCGCTGCTAATTTATACGCTTTATATCTTAGAGTACTATGCTTTCCACGCTACGTTACTTCGGCAAATTAAACGACATAGGCATATCGACATCTTCAAAGGTAAAGCTCACTTCTTCCTCCAACGCCTCTGCCTCGGTATCCAGAGATGCCATGATCACACTGTCGAGGTTGACACCTTTGAGGGTCACGGTCTGTTTGCCAATCGTAGACGAAGGATCTTCGTTAGTCACTTCAATGTCGAAGTAAGTGTCCACACCATTTTGCATGTACTGGAGCATCAGCTCACGGAAACGGGATGTGGTATAAAAGATCGTCATGGAACCTGAACCGGACCAACCGGTTGCTTTGTGCTGTACGCCGCGGCGACCCAACGTTTTGACTTCTGCTTTTTGTTTCTCCACCGTTGCTTCCAGCGTCTTCACATAGAACATTTCTTCCGTCTGTCCGTTAATCGTTGCGTATGCGCGGCCTTCCTGGCCGGAGATCGTGTCGCTTGCTTTCAAAAATGCCATCTTAAACCACCTTCACTTTCATATATACTTTTTCCACGGAATCCACAGGTTGGACCTGAATCTCGATCAGAATACTGTCCGTTTCATTACCCGGAGCAACAGTGATATCTGTTTTGGAATCAAAATTTTGAATCGCCCCAATATCCTGAAGCTGCTTCAGGTAAGTGACACATTGGGAACGGAACAGGCTGCGCCCATCTTCGTTATTGTTCACTTTGCCGATGTAGTAGGACTCGAAGATCCGTTTCATATCGTTAGCGATACCATCGAGAACACGGACAACACGGTTTTTGGCAAAATGACGTGCTTTATCCGGTGTTACCGAACGGAACGTATTTACATCTTGTTCCACCACTGCACGGTTGCTGCTCGCTGTAAACACAAATTCGCCATTACGTAATGCTGCTTCTGTCTCGCTGTGTGTCAATCGTCCGTTCACATCCACGGCATCGTCATACGCACGGAACGTCAGGGATTCATTCAGATTAGCCCCCGCTGTTGCACCGGCAGTCCAAGCTACCGTTTGTTTCGGCGTAAGAACGGTACCGTCTGCGAGCACAACACCATTTTTGACACTGATAACACCTTCATGATCTGCTGCCGGATAATCGGACAGAGCCAGTTGCACCTTCTTGCCTTCGGTATCACGCAAACGCTTGATGTAAGCTGTATAGACTGACTTGAGTGTGGCATCGTCTGAGACCAGACCGACCGTGTTAAAATCCAGCACCTCTAGCTTGGTGAGGAAATCGGCATGCTCCTGGTTCGTTGCTGTGCCATCCAATCCACCTGTTAGTGGAAGTGACGCTGTAGCTGTGAGTGCACCTTCACCAGTAAATGTAACGTATGCGTTGGATTCCAGAGCTTCGATGGTGGACGAAGTTTGTTTGTCCACTTCTTTACCCGCAAGCAAAGTGGAGACATCCAATTGGTCCGGGTCATTGATATTTGCGGAGATAACAACAGCCAGATCATTACCACGTACACCACCGTGTTGGGCTGTCACTGTCAGTTTGTCCAAGGTTGCCTTGGCCTGGGTCCCTGCATTGAGTCGATACAGAAGCAATGTTTGCGCACGTTTCAAAGCTTCACGAATCAGCAATAATTGAGGTGCTGTCCAGTCATAGCCCAATTTGGCTTGTACATCTTCACCTGCTTGTACCGTCAGGATGGTACCTGCTTGCCCCCATGATAATGGAAGTGCCAATGCCACTGTTCCCCGCTCCCCAACCGTACCCGGCAATGAGCCCTCTGATGCAAAATTCATATATACGCCGGGGCGTACCTTGTTTTGAGTCGTCCATGTTCCTCCAGCCATTATTGTGCCTCCCCATTCATAAATTGTTGGATGTATTGATGTGCTTCTTGCAAAGTGTAAGTCTCTTGTTCCAGCAGAACTGCTGCCAAGATATCTTTCTCAATTCGGCTGAGTTGCCGGGATTCGGCGAACTGTGATTTGCTGTATTTTGGGTTGTTTTTCTGTTGAGCTTTCGGTTTTTTAGGGTCCGGTTCTTTTTTCGTAAACATTGCCAATGCGCCTCCTATTCCTTTCATGTAGATCCCCTCATTTGGTTATTTAAGTCCAATAAAAAAAATAGCTATACTGACCACTTCAAGGACAGGATAACCATCGTTACATTGAACTCATATCGTTATTCTCTTGTAACTTTAAGTGCGGTAGGTCGCTGTTCCAGTTGTTGCATGGTAGCGGCCGACTCAGACACTTTGGTGGTTCGCATGGTGTAGTACACCAGCATTCGTGGTGTGTCGTTCTCCGTCTCCCAACGCATCTCCGTTGCGCGATAGGGTGTGCCCTCCACGTCGATAGTTTCCAATGCTTCGAACAGCTCGTCCGGTAGGGTTGCGGGGATATCGTTTGGATTGAGCCACCGGATTTCAAAGGCGTGAGATTGAACAAAGCGATCGCTGCGTTCCCTTGTGAGTTGAGCTGATAGCAGGCGGTAGGTAATGCCTTTTTCGGAAGGAGTCGAGGCTGGGTGGTTCGGAATGTCATGGAAATGCTGTGTGAGCGTGTTTGCGATGGCAGTGGTTAGTTGGTTAGTGGTCATGGTTCACCTCCTTACTATACAATTCGCACAAAATTGAATTAACACTAAATAATTTGTCCGCCTGGCTCTACTTTTGTTGCTGTTGTTGCACTTGGTTGGGTACCAGATCTACATATCACACCTCCAACCGTAGCTATAAGGCCAATAGTATTTGCACTCCCTGTATTCTCACGGGACACTACTCTACTGAAACTTCCTACATTCATAACTGTTTGAAAATTTGAAAAACTACAATTTTCAATTAAAGCATTTGTTTGATGTATATTTAGGGCCACAATTCCACTCGCTCCCAAAAAAGTGCAATTTCTAATTTCAAGAAAAGAGTTACTAGATGCAAATATTGCTGAAAAGTCAGCATTCCCAAATTGGATATTGTCAAATACAATTCTATTATAATTACTATCAATATTTGTCATGCCAGTTATAACTGACTTTTGAGAATCCGTACCAACGATTCTTATTCTACCAATACCAGTTCCTAAAGGATCGTCACTTTTAAAATTAGAAATAGAGGATGCTGCATAAGTTCCTTTAGCAAGATTAATAATAAACCAGTTATTATTCCAACTTGCACAAGCCTTTATTGCTCTTCCAAGAGTCTTAAATGGAGAACTTATAGTACCTCTTCCAGCATCATTTCCATTCTCTGCATTCACGTACACGTTTTCGGATAGAAAATTCGCTTCCCTATTATTAAGAGCCCTCATATCAGAAAAGTTATTAAAAGGAACTTCAATTCCGCCTTTGTATAGCATAACTTTTCTAAAACCACGTATACCTTGCACTGTTCCCTCTGTACAAACAAGCCTCACATATAAAATACTTACTTGACCTAAGACTAGGCTTACATTTTTTTGATGCCACTCCCTATTAGTTTCAGAAAAAAGCTGAGAAATAGTATTGCCAGCTTGGTCAAGTAGTTCAACATATAGCTTCCCTGTGCTTCCAAAAGTATTAAATTCTACTGATAAGTTTACAGTTGACTCTAACAAATCAGCCTCCTTAATAGGGAAGGATTCGAGATAAGTTGTTTGAGTGAGAGAACCTGAAATATAAAAATATGAACCAAGCACACTTGATCTAACGCCCCAAGAACCCGACCCAAAAGCTCTCCAATAATTCAAACCCAATTGACCTGTGGGATTCATCAGTAAATTAGGGGGATTTTCTAATACAGAGTCAAATTTCCTATTAGTGTAATCCTCTGACTGTTGTTTCGCATTCGTCTCAGCCGCTACCCTCGCATCACTCACCGCCTTCTCCGTAGCTGCCATCGTCTCAGACGTCCCATCCGTCTTACTCGACAACTGCACCTTGCCTTTCTGCGTCAAAGACGCATCGGGAATATCCATCTTGCTCACCGCTTCACGAAGCGTATCCAAATCTGCCTGCGTCGCAACGCCTGCATCAATCTTTTCAAAAATCCCATTAATACTCTCTCGGGTTACATTCTCGTTGCCCAAGGGAAGAGGTAATTTTAGTCGTTTCGTTTCTTTTGGCATTATGCCCACACCTCCAGTTCATTCCACGTCAAGGACGCGGCGTCCAGTTCATCCCATGTTTTCTGCTTTTTGTCCAGATCATCCCAGACCAGATAGCGATACTCATACTCCACGGCCATATGGGCCGGTTTAAATTCTTCAATCGCACGTTTCAGATCATCGATATTGGGCGGGATGCCCATCGTGTCCACAAAGCTCACCGTAAAGCTCCACGCTTCCGGCTGAAACGTTACATCCACCTTGCCCCCGGCATACGCCTCGGCAACATTTGCAACCAGCCTGCCTGAAAACTTCCCTGCTCCGCGCAGCTTCGACTCTACCACCGCACGCCGCTGCTCAACAGGTTTGAGACGATCCGTCTCAATGCCAAGCTCCTGTTCCCAGAAATCCAGGCCCCATGTCGCCGTGCGGACAAAGAACTGATCCAATGTTTCATCCAGCGCCTGATACAAGAGATCCATCTCGGTTCCTTTGGACTGCATATCCGCCTGCATCACGCGGGAAGTCTCATAGTAGCTCGGCAAATACGAGAACAATTCCCGCCCTTTCTCACTCATCAATCCAACAGGTACAGCAGAAGGAGCACTCATGCCCTCTCCCCTCCCTTCCTTTCACATCAATGCAAACCGCTTCGCTCAAATGCTCCGTTCCCGAGCGGCGCACCGCACACCCCAAGCACTCTTCTCGCCCACCACTTTCTTCATTTCCAGCTGAAATAGATGCCGCATAGTCAGAACATTCCCGATGTCCCACACTACCTCTGCCCCCACACCCGCACTTCGTATCTTCCACTACACCTCTACTCATGCACATCCACCGTCCCCAGAACCGCCACCTGACTCGCTTTCATCTCGATATTCTGGTCGCTCACACCGTTCACGGTAAGCTCTGAATAGTCGATAATCGGCGGAATGTCGAGCAGGATCGCAGCAATTCGAGTGTAGCGCACAAGCGGATCGGCAAAAGCCAACTGTTTCAGATATGCGGTCACCCCGCCCTCAATCAATGCCCTCACATCTGCCAGCGTCGCATCGCTTGCGAGGGTCAGCTTCACCTGAATGTTCATCGGCACTTCCTCTGCCGGCATGACAGTCACCACCGGGCCAGCAGGTGCAACACCTTCACCCTGTCCATCCTGCGTTGGGTCTACGTACTTCTGCACAGCCGCCACCAGATCGCTACCCGCGGCACGTTTGTCCGTATCCAGCAAATACAATCCCACCGTGCCCGGCCCTTGCCATAACGGAATAACAAGCGTTGCACCAACACCTGGCACTTCACTGGCCCATTGCACATATTGCGATTTGTTGCCGCTTGTTCCCTGATTGCGGACTTTGGCATAAAAGCGTTCCAGCAGCGCCGTATCTGCCTCAATATCCGCACCGCCTTTAATCACCTCAACATTTGTTACAGAGGTAACACCACTTACAGGTGTAGACAGCACGGTCACGGTGCCCGCAGGCACATTGCTTTCTTTTCCGGCAACGAGCGCCCGCACGCCAACACTACCTAGTCCATCTGCATCCAACTCCACACGACCAACCGTTTCATATTCCAGCGAAGCCTCACCGGAGATTTCATCCGCCAAAGTCGCCACAACCGTACCCGCAGGCACCACTTTCCCCGGCGTACCAGCAAACTTCACTGTACCTTGCGCCACTACAGCAGCCCGCCGCGTAATGCCATGCTCCCCCGCCCGCAGATCCAACTCTTCCGAACGAAAATTCGGATCACTGCTCGCTGCCGTACTCGCAAACCCGCGCCGCAGTAATTCCTGCGCCCACAATGCCGCCTCAGACAGCATAAAGGCAACTGGAGCCTCCGCATCCCACAGAAACGAACCCTCCGACTTATCCAGATCCGCGGGCAGACGATCCAGCATACGCTGCATAATCTGTTCCTCCGTCTGGTCCTCCAAATAACGCGGAATCTCAGCCATCCCGTCAGATCACCTCACTTTCCAAAATAAACATCTCTTCCTGCACACTCGCCACACGACACGAGAACATGCACTGCTCCCGATTCCAATTGAACGTAAACTGGTCTACTGAATCCGTGCGTGGATCAGCCAGCAGCGTCTCCGTAACCATCCGGGTAATCTCACTTTCCATCACTCCCCGGCTGTCACCCTGACCGACCAACTCATCCAGCTCCGATCCATAGTTTCGGGAGTAGATCACATGTCTGTACCGCGGCGTTTTCACGGTCTTAATGCACCATTGCACCCAGGCTTCATGAGCACCCGCCGCAGCAACTTTGCCACTTGGAGTCAGCACAAAATCCCCCGCATCGTAATCGAATCGCCAGCTCCGTCCAAATCGTACCTCTTCCGAAGCCTCCCCCGACAGATCTTCCTCATCTCCCCATACCAAACCCGTTTCCGGGAACAAACTAGGCATGCGCACTCACCACCTTACACAGCACCACAATGTCGTTACCGCCATTCACCCGCATCGCCAGCACACGGTCTCCAGCTTTCAATCCTTTACCAAGAGACCACACCGCTTCTTCCACTTCCCCTTTTTGCAAAAGAAACCTTCCCGTTCCCGTCGTTCCGCCGTTTGCCACGTCAGGTATACCGGAAATCGCGCCAGCAGCCTCGCGCTCCGGCAGTCCAAGCGTGCCCGGCAGCTCGGCCACGAGATAGTCCTGCACTTCGTGCTTGAAATCATCCAGCTTCACGCCGGACGAGGTCATCGTACCCAACACCGCGCCAAGGCCACTCACAGCCTGACGGGTTTGTGTGCTCATCGCACCCCGCATGACCTCGGCAAAATGCCCATACGGATCTTCTTTATTCAAGATAAACCCTCCTTTTCACCATCTCGACCGTGCCCAGCTCCAACGTCATCGTTCCAGGTCCGGCGGACAGATCACGGCTAACCGACATGACGATCAGTTTCAGCCCTTTAAGTAGCACCGCGTCTCCCGCACGAATCGTATTCACATCTGGTGCAGATACGGTAAAGGTCTCCTGAATACCCGTCAGGCGGCTTTTCGCTAGCTTCTTAGCAGCAGTCGCCGTTTTCACCTGATCGTCTTCGATCAGCTTTTGCAGCGTACCCAGTTCGGCTACACCATCCTGCTCAATCGCGAGCACTTTGGATGGAACCTCTTTGCCGCTGCTGGACTCCGAGGACGCCATCACTTTAACTTTGGTGACCGCACCTTCGAGCGTACGCATCTGAGTCAGATCGATCAGTCGATCCAGCTCGTGCACTTTCGCATTGCTGCCCACCTTAAAAAGTTGCAACCCGCCCGGCATCATCCGTGGATGATACATATCCCCACCCGACTTCACCGTTTCCTTCAGATCGGCAAACATCATCGAAAAAATCGTCTGCGACCGATAAACCGCTTTGCTCAGCTTTGTTTTGGTATCCGGCAGCGCGGCGTATGGAATTTTCCATTCTTTAGCGTACGTTTTGAGTCGTTGCGTGGCAGTCTGGTCTTTCGGCAGCAGGAACTCGTCCTCTGATTTTTCCAGATAAATCATCCGGTCGTAGACGGTCAGGGACAGTCGCTTGGTACCGCTGTTGGAGCTTTCCACTTCCCAGATGACCGCAGGGTGCAGCAAGTGAACCATGGATTTTTCGCCAAAAGGAATCCCGCTGATCCGCACCGCCATACCCGGTGAGATCGCAGGCAGACCCGAAGACGCAGACACCGCCAGCCGGATGTTGGCCTGATACGCAATCTGGTCGAGCGAGTCCTTCAGCGTAATCGTCTCCACCAGCTTGGTAATGTCATATTTGTCGTCGACAATGACCTTGTAGGTCATGGCATCACCAGCTTTTGTCCGGGCTTGATCCGGTTCGGATCACTGCCGATGATCTTCACATTGAGCTTATAAATCTCGTTCCATTTGGAACTGCTGCCCAGCTCAAGCTTTGCTATTTTGGACAGGGAATCCCCAGATTTGACGGTGTAGGTCTTGCTGCTCGTTTTCAGATCCGTACGAGAACCTGACTTGCTCGCAGATGTTGTACCGCCAACCTTCTCCACTTTGGAATCCCGCCACGTGCGCAGCGTAATATCAAAGTAAATATCCCCGCTCTCACCGCCCCGAAAGGTCGTATTGTGCGAGATCAGATACACGGGCACGTTCACCCCTGTGTTGGTAATGATGAAGCGCAGCGGCTTTTTCGATACCAGAAACGTATTCAGCATATTCATCGCAACACGTGGATCAGGCAGAGGCTCGTACATGCAATAGGACGCATCATATTCTTTAGGAAAAAAAGAAGAGAAGGTGATCTCCTTCACCTTCTCTCCCTGCGCAAAATCAAACTCGCCATATTCCAGCATATTAATCGTTTCGTATCCCTTGGATCGGGAGATTGTCAGTTCTTCCGGTTTCACCGGAAATTGAAACTTCGTTTTCCCATCGATCAAGGTAAATTCCATTTTGACACCTTCCACGTTATCCTTAAATACAGTCATGACAGGCTTCCTTTCTGCTTAGGCCATAATGGTTTTGCGGTTTTCCATCGCACGGCGCACTTCGCCTGCAAATCTCATGCCAACCTGATGTGAGATGGCATCGTAGTCAATAGCATTTTCACGGACGGTCACCTGTACAGCTCCTTGGGGTACGTTGACGGTAATCTGGTTGGTCGTCTCGGTTTTAAAATCCTTCAGGTAACCGGACAGACTGCTCATCTGGTCTTCGGATATTTGTACCGTCATCGTGGATGATTTGCCATTGGCATTTCCAGCAGTTTGCGCTCCGTTACCTGGACCCATGGCTTGAGACTGCATCACGCTTGTTCCCATGAAACCAGCAGATGTAGACTGGCCGACCTTATTGTTCATATATGCTTCCGGACCCGTCATTGTCAGTGCCGGTGGAATATAGGCAGGTGGCATCTGCGGACCTGTTGCTATTTGCGACGTTGAAGCCACCGTTGCCGCGGATGCGGTCTTGTCCTCCTTCTCCGAGCGAAAACCGAAGAAACTGGATATGCCATCGGTGATGTTTTTCGTTTTCTCAGAGACGTAATCCGCTGCACCCGACAATGCATTACCCACACCCTCGGTAGCGTTGGACATAAACTTCCCAATATCCTTAGCATTATCGCCGATCCAGCCGCCTGCTGCACTGCCAGCCCAACCGCCTACTGCACCACCAACCCATGTTCCTATCCCAGGCAAAAGAACACTACCGATAGCGCTACCAATCGCTGTACCTGCTGTGCCGCCAATCATTGAGCCTACAGCTCGGCCCCGCTCCTCGGGAGGTGCAGTTGCAACATTCGCTACATCAGCGAGCATGCTGATTGGCCCAAGTAATTTCCCGGCCCCCTTAGCAAGCCCTCCGCTCAGTTTGCCGAACATGCCATTGCCTGAGAAGAGATTGGACATTGCCATGGGAGAACTCGACATAATGCCAGAACTGAACCTGGATCTACTACCATTTCCGATCCTTCTGTTTCTGTCATTCCTAGCTTCATTTAATGCTCGATCCGAAGTGTCTGTAATGATGGGACTCGGCGTTGGTGTTGGTGTTCGATATCTTCCTCCCCGTCGTCCGTTGGATACTCTCCGCGAAGTACTTTCGCTACGTTCACCGCCAGCATTCCTCGTTCTGGTACCGCTCCGATTACCACCCTTAGAACCAACTTTCCGAAAGCTACCTACTCTATTACCAGCGCAACAGCCACACCTGGAAACGGGGCTTGATGTTGCATCAGGTGAAGTGTCACCTTTTTTCTTCTTGAATAGTCCAATAAATTTGCTTATTTTCCCGATAATATTATCAATTGCATCATTTATGTTATTGATGATCTCAGCGACTCCAGAAACTGTCTCCCAGAACCCTTTAGAATCTTCTTCCTTCGCCACATTTTTCACCGTATTATTATTACTCCCAATGTTCAATGCCAACGAAGGTCCAATCGCCGGATTCATTTTCCCCATCGCCACTTCAACCTTTTGCTTCACCTCAACAGATACCGTTCCTGATGCTTTCACCATCTGATTTCGGAAACTGTTTAGTTTTACCAAAGCGCGATCCAATGCTGGACTGAGCTTATCAATCAACCCAATCGTCGGTGTAATTCGCAGCCTGCTGATTCGCACAGCCGTGCTATAAACACTCTCCAACCTACGCCCGGTCGTTCTCAGCTCATTGTTCACTTTAATCAGACTCTGATAGCGAACTCTGCCCAGACGTTCGGTAGAACGCTGGATCTGATCCAGATATCGGATAGTCGTCCGCATTTCCGCATTAGATTTGGACAAACCCACAATTATTTCTGCCATTTCTTTCACCCCCTGTCCGATCTAGTTATCGATTCATTTGCGAGGTGATCGCTGCCATTTCCTCTTCTGAAAAAGCAATCAACAGCGAACGCTCCCCGCGTGGCAAAGACCAAAATTCTCCGGGCCGTAGATGATGACGAACCCACATGTGATATAAGAACGTGGTCATCCCGCCGGAGTGAATCAGTTTTTTAGGTCTTCAATCTCCACACCGAAGCCGGACAGCTCAAGTACCTTGTCGCCAACGGCATCCAACTCACCCGCGAGCAACATGCGGCGAACCGCTTGTTCCCCACCGGACAGCTTCATGCGGCCCGTGATGCGGTTGTCTCCCCAACCGGACAGTTCGAGTCCGCGTACATTCATTTTCACCGTTGCTTCTGAAATCAGCAGCGCGTTAAACGTTTCGGTATCCACCTTTTCCTCGGTGCGGCCTTTGACCGTTTTGCGAATCGTACAGCGTTCTCGGATCTGATCCACTTTGGAGGACGTCAATCCACGCAGGGTCAGCAGCAGATCCAAACGTTGAATGCGTACATTCTCTTCCGGCAAACGTTCCGCCGCTTCAAACAACTGATCCAAAATTTGTTCTTCAGACATATTTTCATTCATACTCATAGGGTGCGATCTCCTTCTCATTTCACAATTGGGTTAAACATCTCCATATTTAGGGACAACAAAGAGACCGAGAATTTCTCGGCCTGCCTGTGTATCCCACTTCTGTTAAGTCTCGTTGCCCATACGCCTGATCAGACAAGCTTCATTACGAGGTCTTTCCGAAGTTCAAAGTCGTTCCATCCTTAGTTCGCTACAATTGGATTTAGAAGTTCGAATCCTTCAAATGTAAAACTCGTTTCCTCCGGTACTTCCTCACCTGCTGTCCAGTTGGCGAGCTGGATTTTGTCCACCATGCAACCTTTCAACAAGACACTCTCATGTCCGTATGATTCTGGATCGTCTACCTTCGAGATAATTTGGAACTTGGTGAAGCCGCGCTGGATCATGTCCGAAGTGACTTTGTAACCCGTCATTGTACCTGTTCCTTTTTTCGCACCATTCTTGTGAACTTTCCAATCGTTGCCGACCAGATTCAGCTCACGCTTCTCGATTTCTACGCTGGCTTCCAGCTTATTAATATTCGTCTGCCACACACCATCGATATGCAGCTGACCATGGGTACCGAGAATTACTCTTGACGCATCCAACATGACAATTCCTCCTTGAGATTAGAAAATATCGTATAAACCATCCATTCAACGAATCGGCGTCTCTTTTAAAAGACCGTTTCCTTCTACACAACCTTATTGCACGTAAAACGTTCCAAACAACTGCTCCATGACATCTGTCAGCTTCACATTCCATTGCAGGAATACCTGATCTGCCTCCGGCTTGAGAATTGGTGCAGCACCATAATATGCCGGGTCGAGAACGACATCGTATCCCTCAGCTTCAATGACATTGCTCTGTGCGAGCAGCGCCAGATAGGCTTTCATCGCACCGATCAGCGCCTGACGGCCCTCTTCCGTATTGTTCACTTTGCCGATATACGTATCTTCAGCAGAGCGCTGCAAGTCCGTATTAATCGCATCCATCACACGAATGGAACGGATTTTTTTCCAGGCATTATTCTGTCCTGCGGCAGGGGTCACGAGTGTATTCACTCCGCGAAGCGCCTTCACCTGACGTCCATCATGGAAGAAAATAAATACGCCATTCTGTACCGCCTGCTCCTGTTCTGCTCGAGTCCAGCGACGCGTCACGTCATCGAACGGAGAAGGTGCGTATGTGGTTGATTCATTCAGGCGTTGCCCAGCAATTAGACCCGCAACATAAGCAGACGTTTCCGCCGAGCTGTAGAACGCATCTCCCAGACGCACACCCGTACCAACATTGATTACACCCTCATGGTTCAACGTGAGTGAACGTGCTGCCGCCTTCTGTGCTGCGGTCGCAGAGTTATCGTCTGCTGTAGAACCGCCGAATACAGCCATCACGGGCTTACCTTCACTGCGCACACGTTTCACCCATGCTGCAAAGCTCGCCAGCAAAGGCGCATCCGCCGCATGATCCAGTGCCAAAACGTCAAATTGCTCACCTTCCAGCGCGCCCTGCACGGCAATATACTCCGCATTGGTCAGTCCATCGTTGCCGCTTGCACCACCTTTAAACGCCGCTCCCGCAACGGTTGCAACGACACCTGTGCCATCGCCAATCGCCTGAGCGTTAATCCAAATGTTGCTTTCATCCGCGTTGATCTCTTTCGCCAGCGATGCTGCCGAAATATCCGCAGTCAGCAGTGCATACAGCATCCGGTTTCCTTCAAACAAGCGCACTTCATGCTTCGTATTATCAATTACACCCGGTTGAATGGTGACGTAGAACCCGTTACCCCGGTCACCCGGATACTTGGCGTCCAGTTGCAGAACGGCTGCATCACTGCTGTCTTTCAGCGTAAGTGTGGCTGCTTTTGCCGTCTCTCCGGCTACCCGATAAGCGAGCAGCTTTTTCGGTCCTCCTAGCAGGGCGAGCTTCAAGGATGTATAAGCTGTTCCATTATCCAGAGCATGTGCCGAGAAAATACGCTCAATTGCAGCTTCACTGCCGACTTCTACAAAAGTGCCCACCGGACCCCAGTTGGCCTTGATCGGCACAACCACCGTTCCACGATTACCAGCCTGAATGGCCGAAGACGCTGCCGCCTGAAAATTCATATATAAGCCCGGAAGTACCGGACGATTCGTTTGCTCCCAAGTTCCACCTGCCATTATCCCTTCACCTTCGCTTTCATAAATTGGTTGATGCGTTCCTTCGCTTCCTCAATGGAAAACGTCTCTTGCGCTGCTTCGTACAGCGCACCATACAGCACCTCTGCCTTAACGGCAAAGAGGGCTTCGGCATGATTCATCAGCTCGGCCCGCGTATACTGCGGGGTAGCCTGTTTGTTTTTTTTCACGGAGCTTGCCATGGAAATCTCACCTCATTGTTTGACTACTGAATTCGTGGAACCTGATCTTTGGACTATAATTTTGACCTATGAATTTTTGTCCCTATGAACCTATGAACCTACGAACCTATGAACCTATAAATTTGAAGCTAACGTATGATATTGAATTTCTCATCTGGAATCCCATTTAGAGTCCCTCTCAACTAGCACTTACTCTATCCCTTTGCTATGGTGAATCTCGCGGATCAATGGCACATCCGTACCCGGACGGCGAATACGCTGCTGCAGCGTCAGACGAATCTGTCCGTTCAAATAGGCGTCTGCCTGCAAGTCAGCAGATACTTCATCCACCGTCACATATCGCGTACCGTCTGTATCCGTCAAAGCAATACGGGGCTGCACAGCCAGTTGTTCAACCAGATGTGTGACCGTTTGACCGACATCTGCTACATTTGCAGACAGCACGTGCCCAATCCATTGCTTACGAATCTCCAGCGCAGAAGTCCCTGCGGTGGTTGTGCTGCATCCCGTCAATCGCCACAGGATGGACTTGGCCTTATAACCACCAGGCCAGACATCCCCATATATGGACCATTCCTGCCCGAGCTGGGTTCGTGTCCAGCCCTGAAGTGCAGTCATCCACGAATCTGTTGCTCCAGCCTGAGCGTATTGCACCGTTTCTGGAACATACACCCCAAATCGCAGGCTGCGCGTAACCAGTCCAGAACTGGCGTCCACACGATCACCATCCGAAGAACCCAGATAAATACAGGTAAATGCCCCGCCCTCTTCATCCTCCAGCCGGACCTGGTGCAGTCCTTCCATCAGCGCTGCTGACCAAGTCTCTACTTGTTCAGCACCTCCATCTTCGGGGCGTGCGTATGGAGAGATTTTGATGATCCTCCTATACCCCGCCCAAACAGACTTCGGTACTTCTTCTGCAAAAGCAATCACGGCACAGGGTCCGGCTAACACCTCTCCCAGTGCAGGGATGTCCTTTACTCGGCCATTCCATGCCGGAACAAGAGCCTCCAGCTTCTGCTTCAGCGTTCGTCTGATGACGTTGCTCACTTGCCCTGTGCTGGCCGTGTTGTTTGCCCCACTACTCATAGACACATTCATTTCGCCCCCTTCAGCTGCAAGTGTGCGATCTGCCCACATTGTGCAGCGACAATGCTGCAGCAGCGAATTCCCCCTTTAACTCAGCCCCTAAGTATCTACCGGCGTCATAGCTGGACACCATTCACCGCAACAAAAAGACCAGCCCCTTGGGGCCGGTCTGTACATTAGCGTATGTGCTTTCGGTGTGTGTCCTTTGCTATTGATCCGATAATACAATCTTACACCCTTTCATCCCTAGCGCGGATGGTCATTCGTACGACTTCGGTGTGATTAAGGGTGCATCTGGGGTGGAAAAAAGACGATCATTTGGTTGAAGTATAAGACGTCTTATTAACATTATTTTATTTCTTTGTATTTGGTATTATAGGCAATGAGGTATTTCTCTGTAGAGTCCTCTACAGCAATCATATCTTTACTGTTTTCGTTTTTGATTTTAAATAGTTTTGTACCTACATTGTAGGTGTTGGAACTAATAACGTTCCCATCACCGTGATCACTCTCATTGGTCGAGGATACCTCTATCTCACCTACTTGTTCAGCTAGTTCCTCCTCTGAGATGATGTCATTGCTTGTAATATAGACTTCTTCCTTTAGTTTTATCATTTTATCTGAAGCAAAACTTCCTGAGGAAGATGAACACCCAATCAAAAGTAAAATCAAAGAAACGACAGGTATAAATAACAATTTTCTTTTCAT